GGGTTATACCTACTTCTTCACTTATGAGGAGACGCTACCACATCGTCCTCAGAAGTTCTGGCAATTACCTTGCTCTCTTGGTGCAGATTTGTCACAGGGTGATGACTTCTGTGCTTTTACTTTTCTCTTTCCACTTCGTAACGGTAAGTTTGGCATTAAGACTCGAAGTTACATTACATCACTAACTCTTATGAAACTTCCAGGAGCCATGCGATTCAAGTATGACCAGTTTGTCAACGAGGGAAGCCTTCAGGTCCTTGAGGGTACTGTGTTGGACATGATGGAGGTTTACGAAGATCTTGATGCCTTTGTCATAAGCGAAGAGTATGATGTTCGTTCGCTAGGGTTTGACCCATACAACGCTAAAGAATTCGTGTCTCGTTGGGAATCAGAGAATGGGCCTTTTGGTATTGAGAAAGTAATTCAAGGCGCAAAGACTGAATCGGTTCCTCTTGGTGAACTTAAAAACCTTAGCGAAGAACGCATGTTGATCTTTGATCAAGAACTTATGACGTTTACTATGGGTAACGCCATCACAGTCGAAGATACAAACGGAAACCGTAAGCTTCTAAAGAAACGACAAGACGAGAAAATTGATAACGTAGCTGCGATGATGGATGCATACATCGCATACAAACTAAACAAGGAGGCGTTTGAATGAGAATCACTAACGATGATGACAAGCCCTCACTCGAGGATGCGCTTGAACACTACGGCGTACAGGGTATGAAGTGGGGCGTTCGTAAGGTTAGGGGAGTTGCTCGCGCGCAAGCGAAAACGGCTACTGCTATTAGTAAAGCCCCAGGTAAAGCTGTCAAAGGAACCTATAATGCACAAAAAAGAACAGGCGAAGCGGTTGTTGGCCGATCTAAAAGAATTAAAACGGCTCGTCGAAGTGTAAAGCGATCGCAAAGAGAAATCGAACGCACAGAGGATAAGCTTGACAAAGCAACTACCCCTAAAGCAAGAGCAGCTGCACAGAAAAATTTTGATGCCGCATTGCAAGCGTTTGACGACAACCCTAAACGTTCTGATGCAGCCAAAGTTACTCTTGGCGAAGCCGCCGTAGTATTAATTCTTGCACCTAAAATTGGAACAGGCTTTGTTGTAGCTACAACAGCTAGGTCTGCAATTATTAAGAGAAACCAACGCAATCGCGGCGGATAAACGATCTATATTTCAAGAAAGGAGGTGACTCGTGGGAACAATTGGTTCTAGAATCAAACATGCTTGGAACGCTTTCTTGAATCAAGATCCAGAAACGATGACTAAGTCGTTTGCTGGTGCGTATGCCTATGGCCCTCGTCCCGATCGTATTAGATTCTCAATTCCAAATGAGCGCTCGATCATCTCCTCAATCTACACACGTCTAAGTGTAGACATTGCTGCAATCGACATTCGTCATGTTCGTTTGGATGATGACGAACGCTATCTTGAAGATATTTTGAGTGGGTTGAATAATTGTTTAACACTCGAAGCTAACATAGATCAAGCAGCACGTGCGTTCCGGCAAGACATTGCCATGACAATTCTAGACAAGGGTGTTGCGGCGATCGTTCCAGTAACAGCTACGGTTAACCCAAGCACTTCTGGAAGTTTTGATATTAAGACATTGCGCGTTGGGGACGTGGTTGCTTGGATGCCTAAGCATGTTAGAGTTAGTCTTTACAATGAAGACACAGGACGGCGTGAAGAGGTCATTCTAGAGAAGAAGTTTGTAGCTATTGTTGAGAACCCACTATATTCTGTAATGAATGAACCAAACTCAACTCTACAACGACTTATTCGAAAACTTAATCTTCTGGATGCAGTCGATGAGCAGTCCAGTTCTGGAAAACTTGATCTCATTATTCAACTTCCGTATGTCATTAAATCTGAGGCTAGACGACAGCAGGCTGAACAACGACGTAAAGATATTGAGTTTCAACTTAAGGGTAGCCAATACGGTATTGCTTATACGGATGGAACTGAAAAAGTTACACAATTGAATCGTCCTTCGGAAAACAATCTTCTAAAACAAATCGAGTATTTGACTGCGATGCTGTACGGTCAACTTGGTCTTACTGAAGGTGTTATGAATGGTACTGCCGATGAAAAGGCTATGTTGAACTATAACAATCGGACAGTTGAACCGATCGTGGCAGCCATCATTGAGAGTATGCGACGTACGTTTCTCACGAATACTGCTCGATCCCAGAAGCAATCGATTATGTACTTCCGCAACCCATTCAAACTTGTTCCGGTTAATGATATTGCGGAGATTGCCGATAAGTTTACTAGGAACGAAATTCTAACATCAAACGAAATTAGACAAGTTATCGGATTCAAGCCGAGTATGGACGAAAAGGCTGACAAGCTTATTAATAGTAACATGCCTCAAGCTAAAGATGATAACGCACCGATTCCGTCGGAGTCGGAAACACAACTAGGTAAGTAAGGAAGGGAGACAGTCGATATGGAACCTGATTTTAGTGGGTATGCAACTAAGGCTGGCCTCAAGTGCTCCGACGGACGAATCATTATGCCTGAAGCTTTTAAGCACATGGATGGCATGACAGTTCCTCTGGTGTGGCAGCACGGGCACAAAGAGCCAACTAATGTTCTTGGGCACGCGGTGCTTGAGGCTCGTGAAGATGGGGTTTATGCGTATGGATTCTTCAACGACACTGAAGCAGCGAATAATGCTCGACAGCTTGTTCAGCACAAGGATATTACTGCACTATCTATCTATGCTAATCAGCTGGTTGAGAAAGCCAAGTCGGTCTTTCACGGAGTTATTCGTGAGGTTAGTTTGGTTCTCTCGGGAGCTAACCCGGGTGCTTTGATCGATAATGTTTCCATTGCTCACAGTGATGGTTCATTGGATGTCTTGGATGATGAGGCAATTATCTATACTGGTCTCGAGCTCCAGCACGAAGATGATGACGAAGACGAGTACGATGAAGATGACGATGAATTCGAGCACGATGAAGACACGTCAATGCAGGATATTTATGAATCGCTCTCTACTGAGCAGAAGAATGTCGTCCACTACATGATCGGAGCTGCTCTCGAGGCGGCTGGTAACACCTTGAAGCAATCCGAAAAAGAAGAAGAGGGCGACCTCTCACACAAGGAAGGAACCCAGGAGATGAACGTCTTTGAAAAGAACAAGGGTAAGGAGACAGAGACTCACGAACTTACCCATGACGCTATTAAGGGTATCGTCGCTGACGCACAGAAGTCAGGGTCACTGAAGGAGGCTGTTGAGGCATACGCTCTTCAGCATGGTATCAATAATATTGATATTCTGTTCCCGGACGCCAAGACCATCGACGCTACTCCTGAGTGGATCAAGCGTCGCCAAGAGTGGGTCGCTGGTGTCATCAATGGCGTTCGTTCGACTCCCTTCACTCGTATCAAGACTCGTACTGCAGACCTCACGTTCGATGAGGCTCGTGCTAAGGGTTACATCAAGGGCAACTTTAAGAAGGAAGAGTTCTTCGGCGTTGCTCAGCGAGTCACCACCCCCACTACGGTCTACAAGAAGCAGAAGTTGGATCGTGACGATATTCTGGACATCACTGACTTTGATGTGGTTGCCTGGCTCAAGGGTGAGATGCGAATGATGCTCGAGGAGGAGCTCGCGCGCGCGATTCTTGTCGGCGATGGACGTGCCGTAGAGGACGAGGACAAGATCCGCGATCCCGCTGGATCTAACGAAGGTGCCGGTATTCGTTCCATTGTGAATGACCATGAGCTGTATGTCCACAAGATCGACGTGCCTATCTCTGCCGAGCCTGGCTCGGATTATGAGGAGGTCATCGAGGCTGTTGCTCGTGCCCGTCGTTTCTACAAGGGCTCTGGTACGCCCACGTTCTACACCACCGAGGCAGTCAAGACCGAGATGCTGTTGTCGAAGGACAATTACGGTCGTCGTCGTTACAACACAGATGCTGAGTTGGCGTCTGCGCTTCGCGTCAGCAGTGTTGTTGCGGTTGAGGTTATGGAGCACGAGGACCACGCTAACCTTCTCGGCATTATCGTGAACCTCGCAGACTACGCTGTCGGTGCTGACAAGGGTGGCGATATTTCGATGTTTGATGACTTCGACATCGACTACAACCAGTACAAATACCTGATCGAGACCCGGGTGTCCGGTGCGCTCACAAAGGTCAAGTCTGCGATGGTTATTCGTCGTAGTGCGGTTGTTGTTGCTGAGCCTGCGCCTGAGCCTGCTCCCGCCGCCTAAACAATCGAGGTAGCTAATGGCAAAGTTCCACGGTGAAATCGGTTATGGTGAGTCTGTGGAGAAAGCACCTGGCGTGTGGGAAGATACTATCACTGAGAAATCATATTTTGGTGATGTAGTTCGGAACTCACGTCAGTTGCGAGAGGGAGAGGGAGTCAATGATAACCTTTCTGTCGGTAACTC